TACTAAGGTTACCGGTGAGGATATTTTAGCTCCATTAGCGGAGTATTTGATAAACGATAAACAGTTTTATGATGGTATCGCTCCGGAAGATTTAGATATTATGACCGTTCTTCAAAAGAACGGTATTGAGCTTAAAAAATTATCAGGTCAGTACGCCTGCTCTCATCCTGTTCACGGCTCTAAAACAGGCATGAACCTCGTTGTCCACCCGCAAAAGAATGTTTGGAAATGCTTCAGGTGTAATTCAGGCGGTGGCACACTTCAGCTTATCGCTGTGCTTGAAGGGATCATTGATTGCGCTGATTCACTGCCCGGTGCTTTAAGGGATGAGCTGTTTAAACGAACGGTTAAGATCGCTGAGGAAAAGTATGGATTCAAGATTAAAGCGCCGGAAAAGAAAAATTATCCAACTGGATTGTGGAATGACGAGTGGAACGCTCACAGGCTTGTTGATAGGCATTCAAATTTAATAAGGAACTGCGACAATCTTGGCGGTTGGCATATATGGAATGGCAAGGCATGGGAAGTTGACGAGGCTCACATTATTACCGCTCTGTCTCGGGATACGGTTAAGAGTTTCTTTGAGTATTATCACAAAATGGATGAGGACGATCAGAAGCATTTCATTAAGCACATAAGGGCTTCAGGAAACGAATCGAAGCTGAAATCTATGGCAAGTGTCGCTCGTAGCTGGAGCAAAATGTCAGTTAAGTCAGATGATTTTGATGCTGATCCGTATTTGCTTAATTGCCAGAACGGTGTGCTTGATTTAAGGACAGGCAAAATGATGCCTCATCAACCGGAGTTGCTTCTTACGAAAATATGCAACACGAATTATCTGTCTAAAGCGCAATGTCCTAAATGGTTTGAGTTTTTGGATACGATTTTTACAGGCAATCAGGAGCTGATTGATTTCATTCAGAAGGCTGTGGGCTATGGACTTACTGGCGATGTGTCGCAACAGGTGTTCTTTATTCTGCATGGTGACGGTGCGAACGGTAAATCTACTTTTGTTGAGACGATTTATAAAATCCTCGGCACTTACTCGGCTATCACGCCTACCGCTACTTTAATTGCGAAACGTGGCAACGAGATTCCCAATGATGTGGCAAGGCTTAAAGGCGCAAGGTTTATTATCTCATCTGAGCTTGAACGCTCGAAGATTCTTGATGAGGCTTTGGTCAAACGCTTTACAAGTGAAGAAGCTATCTCGGCACGGTTTTTAAGACAGGAGTTTTTCGAGTTTAAGCCTACCGGCAAGATTTTTCTTTCAACAAACTACAAACCGACAATCAAAGGAACGGATGACGGAATATGGAGACGTATTCGCCTTATCCCCTTTGAGCATAAGTTTGAAGGCGCAAATAAGATCGAAAAGTATGGGGAGAAGTTCTTGTATCCGGAATTGCCGGGGATCTTGTGCTGGGCTGTGGAAGGCTTCTTAAAGATGCAGAAAGACGGCATGAAACCGCCGAAAATCGTGCAGTGCGCTACGCAGGACTATAAATCGGATGAAGACGCTGTGGGAGCGTTTATTGAGGAGTTCTGCGAGTTTAATGAGATGTATACGGTCACAGTTACTGATCTGTACGATTTGTTTAAGGATAACTCGGATATCTTCATGAAGCGTAAAGATTTTAACGATTATCTGGAAAAACATGGGTATGAGAAGGATCGAGGCACGGTTGGCAGGCTTAAAGGCAGGTATTACTGGCGAGGGATTAAGATCCGTGAAGTGCCTAAAGAGGAGGATTTTGATGATCGCCCCTATTAAGTGGAGAAAAATAGGTCAAAAGCTCCACCAATGTAAGTCAATTGTTTTCAATGGCTTACGCCTAATAGTGGATAAAGTGGAGTTATTTTACTATAACACGTATGGGAAATTCATTTTTTTATATATACGTATATACAGAGTAATGGAAATTGACGTCCACTTTCTCCACCACTATTGGCTAACGCCTTATAGGGCAAGGAGTTAAGTGAGGTGGAGAAAATGTTAGATGACCACGAAAGATTCAAGAGATTGTACAAGAAGTTCATTGATGGCACACGCTGGCTCAATAGAAGGATGGCTGATGGCACAGCAACAGAGTATGACAAGGAAGAATTCAATCGGGATGTGGTTGAGCCTATAGATCGGCTGTGGGAAACGTTTACGGATGAACAGAAGGACTATTGGGGTACAGTTCAGCACGCCGTAGACCTGTTCGGCGGGACGATTATCATTGAAGACTCGATGAAGAAGAAACCAGTTTTTAATAACAAGATTAAACCAAGGAAGAAACGATGGAGAAAGTATTTCCAATAGCTTTAATATTTTTAGACATATGCGCAAGCGTTATGTATGGGTGCGGTGGTGACGTGCGCCGTGCTGTTTACTGGTTTGCGGCTGGAGTGTTGACGGCATGTGTAACTTTTTAAACCACAGAATATTTGCGGGTCCTTCCGGGGGCGGCATGGCCGAGGGTCGGGCGAGGCGCATTTTGTCAGTGATATTAAAAATTATTTTTCATGTCGTGGTCATAGGGCTTGTGCTGGCAAGCTGTTGGTGATATGGCGGGAAACCGTCGCAACTGCTTGATTTTATTGTAGTTATAAACAAGGATTTTTCACAAAAAAGGAGGATTAAATGGGAGATATTAACGTAAAACCGGACATTAAGGATGTCCTATTGTCCGAAATCAAACCGGCGCCCTATAACCCGAGGGAGATATCAGAAGAAGCTTTGGCAGGGTTACGTCAATCGCTTGAGCAGTTTGGTGTTGTGGACTTGCTGGTAATAAATAAAAGGAACATGCGGATCGTATCCGGTCATCAGAGGTACAAGATTTTACAGGAAGCCGGCGTTGAGAAGGTAACCGCAATCATGGTTGATGTGGACGAAATATCCGAAATGGCAATGAACGTTACGCTTAATTCACAGGAGATTGCTGGTACATGGACTAAGGCTCTTATTCCTCTCTTAGAGAAACTTCGTACTGAGGATGGCGATTCATATATTTCGCTTCGCATGAAAGAGCTTCGGGATCAGGTGCGGGATTTTGAGGATGAGAATATAGGCGCAGGTAAAACATTGCCGGATGACCTTCCCGAAGCACCGAAAGATGTTATTTCCAAGCCCGGTGACTTATGGATTCTCGGTGATCACCGTTTGTTGTGCGGTGACAGCACAAAAGAAGAAGATGTGGCAAGGCTTATGGACGGTAATCTTGCAAGTCTGTTTGCGACGGATCCACCCTATTGCGTTGATTATACAGGAAAGGATAGACCCAAGGGTGGGCGTGATTGGTCGGGTGTATACAAGGAGATTGATATTCCGGATGCAACAGAATTTATGAAAAGTTTTTATTCTGTGGGACTCAAGTTTATTAAGCCGAATACAGCCCTGTATCTCTGGCACGCTTCAAGGCGCAGGCGTGAGATTGAGGATGTATGTAAGGAGCATAATATTCTTATCCACCAGCAAATTATCTGGGTTAAGCCGTGCGTAATTCTTACCTATTCTTTTTATTCGTGGCGACATGAGCCTTGTCTTTTGATGTGGATTAAAGGATCTAAACCGCCTTACCGTCCGAAGGATAAATCAGTAGGCACTGTATGGTCTGTTGATTTTGTGCGTCAAGGTGATCCGACAACGCCTGAGTATCACAGCGATGTATGGGAGCTTGACTGGGAAGGTAAAAAACGAAGCACGAATATTGCCGAACATCCCACTGTCAAACCGACCGAGGTATTTGCAATTCCTATGCGTGTTCATACGCAGGTTGGAGATATCTGCTTTGAACCTTTTTGCGGTTCTGGGTCGCAGATCATTGCGGGTGAAAGGTTGAACAGACGTGTGTTCGCAATGGAACTCGAACCGTTCTTTGTAGATGTGGCTGTCAAACGCTGGGAAGAATTTACAGGCAATAAAGCGGTGAAGGTGTAATGGAAGAAAACAAACAGAAGCAAAATTTGGCAGAGCTGGCAAGAAAGAAACGCTATCTGCATTTAATCGAGAAACTTCATAGCGGAACACCTCTTACTAAGCCTGAAATTAAAGAGCTTGAAGAATTCGAAGCGGACCCGCTCGATCCTACTGTTGTAAAAACAATAGAAGAAGTAGCCAAGGTTATGGGTGTTTCTTACCGCACTGTCCAGCGTTGGAAAAAAGACGACATGCCGGTTACGCAGGAAGGTTATTACGATCTGGATACGATTAAGGCTTGGCATGACGAACGAGGCATAGTCGATGGCGAGGAAACCGAAGGCAAAGCGTATTGGGAAGAAAAAATAAGAAAATACAAAGCATCGCTTCTCGAGCTTGATTTAAAGAAAGCTACTGGCGAGCTTGTTTTACTAGACGAGGTCAAGCGTGGGCGCATTACAAGGATTATTGCGGTTAAACGATCTTTTCTTGCCCTACCGACAAGGCTTGCTCCGGTACTTGCTATGCGGGAACCGAGGGAAATCGAAACGGTTCTTTATGAAGCGATCGCAGAAATCATAGATGAATTTGCAGGAGAAAGAAATGTCAGAACAAAACAAAACAATATGGACGGAAGCGGAACAGAAGTCGTGGAAGCGTCCGGAAAAGATAACAGTTAGCCAGTGGGCAGATAGTTATCGATACCTTAATCCGGTTACTTCAGCAGAACCCGGCAGGTGGAAAACGTTACGCACTCCTTATTTAAGAGGTGTCATGGACGCTTTTACCAATCCGCATGTTGAGGAAATAACGGTTATGGCTTCTTCACAGGTCGGTAAGACTGAGGCAATGTTCAATATGCTCGGTTACGTTATCGATCAGGATCCGGGCCCTACGCTTATGGTGTTGCCTAGAGAGAGTGACGCACGAAGTGTTTCGTATAATCGTGTGCTTCCGATGATTCAGGGATCGCCTACGTTGTATGATCGTATGCCTCGCAAATCAGACGACATTACTAAACTCGAATACCGCATGGACAGGATGATTTTATTCTTTGCTGGTTCCAATAGTCCGGCAGATCTTGCTTCTCGCCCTATTCGTTATCTTTTCTTGGATGAGATCGATAAGTATCCGAAGTTCTCAGGGCGTGAAGCGGATCCAATAAAACTGGCTTCTGAAAGACAGAAAACATTCTGGAATAAAAAGACGGTTAAGGTGTCAACGCCGACAACTCGTGACGGATACATATATCGTGAGTTCGATAAATCAGACCAATGTAAGTTCTTTGTGCCTTGCCCTCATTGCGGGGGTTATCAGATTCTTGTTTTCGGTCAAATCAAGTGGCCGGAGAAAGAACGATCAGTTGAGAAGATAAGAAACAAGCGGTTAGCGTGGTACGAGTGCGAACATTGCCAAAAACGCATTGAAGATTATCACAAACCTCAAATGTTGGATAAAGGCAAATGGGTTCCGAGAGATTGCGAGATAAACGATGACGGTGAGATTTGGGGAGAAGGTCTTGATAGCAAGCATAGAGGTTTTTGGATTAACTCCCTCTATTCTCCATGGCTTAATTGGAGTGATATCGCAACAGAGTTTTTAAAGTCAAAAGACTTTATCGAACTGTTGATGAACTTTGTTAACTCGTGGCTTGCTGAGGTATGGGAAGAAAAAATTGAAGAAACTACGGTTGATAAGGTCAAAACACTTTCATGTGATTACCTTCATGGTACGGTTCCCGATGATGTTGTTGTATTAACTGCCGGAGTGGACGTTCAGAAGGATCACTTCTTCTACGTTATTCGTGGCTGGGGCTATGAAGAACAGTCTTGGCTCATCAGGTGCGGTTCTGTGGAATACTGGGATGATTTGGTTGAGGTATTGTTCAACACAGATTATAGGAAGATATCCGGTAGCGAGACGCTCCCTGTTTACATGACGTGTGTTGACTCAGGATATAGGACTGATGAGGTTTATCACTTTTGCAGGCACTGGCGTGATCGTGCGAAGGCAATTAAGGGTCAGGATGCAATAACCGACGGCAGATTCTACCGTGCGTCAAAGATAGATATAAATTCACGAACAGGAAGCATTATTAAAAGCGGTCTTGTGTTGTGGAATCTTAATGTGTCGCAGTACAAGGATAAAATTAGCAGGCTTGTGTCGACAAAAGATCCTAACAAGTGGCATTTATTTAAGGATCCGTCTGATGATTACCTCTCGCAGTTTACTTCAGAGCATAAGGTTTTAGTTAGGAATAGAAACACAGGTAAAGCTAAAGAGGTCTGGCAGAAAAAACGCTCCTCGGTTGCGAATCACTATCTTGATGCGGAGGTTTACGCAGTAGCGGCCGCAGACATAATCCGTGCGCTTAATTTAC